ATACAATATTTATAACGTTGACCCTGACGCCGGAATTGCAATTGATTACGAGCAAGGCATCACAGGCGCTGACGGTAATTTTCAAAGGCAAAAGCAGGATCCTTTGCAACAAGAGTCAAAGATAAAACGCGGAGAACGCCGGAAAAATATTAGAGGCAATGTTGTTGAGGGAAAAGGCAACAGCTTGAGTACAGCTCCTTTGGACTGGTACGACAACTATCTGCAGGGAGGCGCTTTAGACAAAACAATTAAACTAAGTTTTCAAGAAGCGTTTAAAAAATTTCCACGATGAACTACCAAGCAATTCGAGCTGCAGTTGAGAATCCGCTTTTGACGGCTTTCAACAACCTGTCACCAGCCGTACCAGTCTTCTTCGACAACATCACTGCCGTTCCAGCTAACACCACAACAGAGTATGTCCGCATCAATGTGACTTTCGGCCTTACCAACGAGGCAACATTGACTAGCAGCGTTGACAATGCTCGTGGTGCGATTGTGATTCGTATTTTTACGGAAAAGGGCAAAGGCCCTGCACGTAATCAAACGCTACTGACAACTGCTGTAAGCGTTTTGGAGACGTTGAACGATACAGCTAAGACGAATAGCGGTGTATTTTTTCGAGTTAGCGGCATTAACGGACCAACGTTTTCCGCTACTGAAGATTCCCCGATGTTTATGGGAAGAATCGACACAGGCTATGTGGCAACAGTGATCTCTTGATTGCTTTGCGCTAATCTGTTAATAGCCGGGCTGTGCCCGCAGAAACCCTATTTCTCTGGTACGCCCAATGGCAGCCACCGTTCTATCCGGCACTTCAGGTGCCCTCTATTACAAGCCAGCTGGCACGTTGGGTCAGTTTGCTGAAGGCGACGTCACTGTTGCTGCTGACACCGTGACAGTTGCAACTTACCTGAACTTTAAGGTAGGTGACCCCGTCAAGTTCAGTGTAGTCAACACCACAACAGGCGCTGCTGGCACTGGAACGGTACCTGCTGGCATCACTGCTGGCACTGTCTACTACGTCATTTCTTACGTGGCAGCAACCGGTGTAATGCAGGTTTCTGCAACATCAGGCGGTTCTACCATCACGATTACAGACGACGGCACTGCTGTCGCTCCAAACAAGTTCCAGGTTGAGTATTCAGCTTTTGCAGCTGTCGGCCAGGTTCGTGAGTGGAACTTTGAGATTACTCGTGACGAAATTGACGTCACAACGATTGGCGCTACCCCTGGGCAGTACGTTCCATTCAAGACCTTTATTGCAGGTTTTGCTGATGGTTCGGGAAGCGCAACTGTGTACTTCACTGACACTGACGATGCTCTGGGCAACCGGATGGTCGAAGACGTGCTTCAGCGTGTTCAGACCGGTTGTAAGTTCAAGCTTTATACCGATCAGGTGTTCAGCAGTGGCACTTTGAACGACACACTGAGCCGCTCTATTGAGTTTGAAGCAAACTTGACTACAGCAAGCTTGGCCATCAACCCTGATGATGCCCAGTCTGTTGAGATCAACTTCCGTCCTACTACGACACCGACTTTCGACTTCGCTAAGTCCTAATTCGTATTTAAAACAAGAAAAGCCCTGGTTTATCTGGGGCTTTTTTTATTGCACTGCTACAGTCAACACATACACAATCATTTGTATGGCTGCTGCATCTTCTTTGCGAGCAATTGATCGTCTTCGGAAAGCTGCAAACCTAGAACCTTCAAAGAAGGTAGTAGAACTTTCTGATGGCACAGAGTTTGAAATGTATGTGACACCTTTGACAATGGCTGAGCGTGAGCGTGCTCAGAAGCAGGCTAAATCAGATGATGCCAATGCTTTTGCGCTACAGCTGTTGATTGCTAAGGCACAAGACGCAAACGGAAACAAGCTGTTTGCTGCTGGTGAGATTGACGTTCTAAAGAACGAAGTGAAGGATAAGGATCTTCAGTCTTTGATGCTTGGAGTGCTGAGCGAAGGTGAAGACGAAGCGGCAATCGACCCAAAATCCTAAGCGCGGAGCTTCGTAAGGACAATTGGCTCATGCTGCAATTTGGCGTTGCCAAAGAGCTTGGCATGAGCTTGTCACAGGTTCGCGCCACAATGACGCCAGAAGAGCTGCTTGGTTGGAGCGCCTATTTCAGCGTGATCAATGACGAGCAGCAGAAGGAAATGGATAAGGCACGGCGTAGGCGTTAAACTTAGGCATCGCAGTGCGCTGGAACCGTCGTGGCCTATAGAGCTGAGATTGAGATCGGCGTAAAGGGCGCGAAAAAATTACGAGATTTACAGCACAACATTGGCCAAATATCAAAAGAGATAGATCTTTTAGGCGCTAGAGATCTGTTCGAGAACAAGACGCTTCAAAATATACAAACTTATAATCAAACGCTTAAAGCCGCTGCAGACAACTTAAAAGTAGTTTCGTTTGCTTCTGAAAAAGCTGCAAAAGCAACTACTACGGAAACTGCAGCCGTAAAAACTTACGTTAGTGCTCTACTTAATGCTGAAGGCGCTCAGTCGCGCCAAAACAGGTTAATTGACGAAGAAATCGCCAAAAGGAGAGGAGCCACTCAAGCGTTAAAAGCTTATAACGCTGCACTAGCTGCTCCTACGCAGCGTGGCGCAGCCACGACAATGGCTGGTTCGTACTTGCGTGGATCGTTTAAAGGCGGATCACAATTTGCAGGACCAATAGGCCCAGGCCCTGCTTCTTCCACTGCGCTATCGTCACCGCTTCCCGCTAGATCAAGATTTTTTGGAGGTACACAATATTCAGGAGAGATAGGTCCGGGGCAGGTGTCGTCAGTATTGGGGGGCCAAAGCTCTCCCATCGATGAACGGTTAGCAAGATCTCTTGCTTTGGATAAGGAACGTTTAAATGTAAAACAAGGTATTGGCAAGGTACAAGAATCTTTAGCAAGACTAGATGCGACCTCAGTCAAGCAACACAACGCGCGTCTTGATCTTCAAGCTAATTACCTTGCTGTTCTTCGTAATACAACTAATGAAGCAAAAAGAGCCAGCATTTTTGAAAAAGCAAGGTTAATTGCCCTTAGAGGCACCTCTGGTGAGCAGCAGCAAGGGCCACTTGCCCCTTCTGGGGCGATGGGTTTTAACGTAGCTTTGCCTATGAACAGAGCTGAGCAAAAAGGCATCGACTTGGCTCAGAAAAAACTAGAAATTGTTAAGCGAACTATTAAAAGCAGACAGGAATTAGTAGGACTAGCAGGCTCGTTGCAGAAATTAGATGTTAAAGCAAAGGTTGCGATAGCAGATACAAATAGAGAGCAAATAAGAACTAACCAGCTGAAAGAGAAAGAGTTGCAGCTTGAGCAACAGATACAGAACAAGCGCTTAGCCCGAAGAAAACGTATCAAGGATGCAGCTAGTAGCGGAATTATTGGCGGTGCATTTCCGTTGCTATTTGGCCAAGGCCCTGGAGCCGCCATTGGCGGTGGTTTGGGTGGTTTTGGAGGAGGTCTTGCCGGAGGACAGCTTGGCTTTGGCTTAAGTCTTGTTGGTACGCAACTTGGTGCCGCTGTCGATCAGACAATAACCAGTATTACTAGCTTAAGTAGTTCGTTGCGCGAGCCAACCGCTGCTCTCACCGCTTTAGGCGAGGCAGGCATAAAAGTAAACAGCTCGGTTGCGCTACAGATACAACAACTTGAATCTGCAGGTAAAGCTTATGAGGCACAAGCTCTGCTCTTAGATACAGTAGCTCAAAAATTAGGAGTAGACGCTGTTGCTCAGCTGCAAGCGTTAGATGATGCTCAGGAGCAAACACAGCAACATATTAGTGACTTTAAATCAACTCTAATCGTGTCGCTGTTGCCTGCATTGCTTGCAGCTGCTGACACTGTAAATGTATTTGCAGCAACTTTAAGCAAGCTTAGTAACATTAAAATACCTACTCCTTTTGGCGAGGATGTAAAACTTGATATTCCTAAGACTTTTGCGCAAACAGTCTTAAGCGCAATGGTGCCAGGGGGCCCTGCATTCACTCAGCTTGCCAACAAAGCCATATCATCACGCCCCAAGCCTGAGCTGCAAGCCCCTGAATTAACTCCGGCGCAACAGTTGTCGCAACAGACCAAGCAGCTAAAAGCCACTACAGCCATTGGCTCTTCAAGGCTTGAAAACGAAATAACCGAGCTAATAGGAGAAAATTTAAAACGCAATAACGACTTAACGGATGCAACAGTTGTTGCAAACAAAAGGCTAATAATAAGCAAAACCCAGCAACTTACTGACAGCAAGATATCCGCATCTATTGAAGAGAAACGCTTGAATAACGCAGTAGATAGCAGCACGTTAGAGGTTGAGGGGCTTCAGCGGGATAAAAGCAGGAATGAAGCTGCCAACCAAAACTTACAACTTACTAACAGCGTTGTCGCAGCGCAGGAGGCAAAGAACAAGAAAATAGGAAGCGGAGCTGGCAAGCTTGCCAAGCAAACCGAGCAACTTGCCCGTCAAGAGCAACAAGCTCGTAATTTTACCGCCAGTCTGGAACGTCAGCTAGCACAGAGCAAAGTCGCTGGAACGCAGCAAGCGCAGAAACTTAGAATAGAAGCAAAGTATGAGCAAACTTTAGAAAGAATTGCCAAGCTTAAAAATCAAGATTTTGCAGTTGATCAAGCGGCTCTGGCCAATCAAATAAGAACCACCGAGAATACCAATCTTGAGCTAGCTAACGCTAGGAAGCGAGCAGAAGCAATTAGAAGCGCTGTAGCTCCAATTGAGGGCATACGTGAAGGCCAAGAAGCAAGTCTTGCAGCGTCTAAGGAGTACAACCGTTTGTTGATGGAAGGGGTCTTACCTTCTGAAGCAAAAAGAATTACTGAGTTCAATAAGCAAGTTGATGCTTTATCAAGGCAAAAAGATGTGCAGATAAGCATTCTTGACGCAGAAATCATAAGTGGAGAATTAAACGCAGCGCAAACTGCCGATTTAGAGAAAAGGATACGTTTACTTAAAGAACAAAAAACAGCTATACAGCAAGAGGCAGCTAAAGGGCCAGGTAAGAGCGATACCTCTGACAGAAAAACTGTTGAAGACAGAGTTGCTCAGCTGCAAGGCGAACTAACGGAGATGACAAAACTTGGAAACGTTGCCATTGCCGTTGCTGACAATGTTGGATCTGCATTTGGAGCGGCATTCCAAGGAGTCATAAATGGAAGCAAGACAACGCAAGAAGCTTTGGCAGACATGTTGAGGAGCGTTGGCGAAAGCTTTGTTGCTATGGCCGCTGAAATCATTGTCAAACAACTGACAATGATTGCTTTGCAGGCAGTACTGAAAGCACTTGGAGGCCCAAGCTTTGGCGGTGGAGGCACAGGCAAGTTGCCTGAAAATCCTCTTGATTCGTTTAGAGCAGCTGGGGTGGAAGGCCCAATTTATGATTTTCAAGCCAAAGCAAACGGAGGCCCAGTTTCAGGCGGGCAGCCTTACATGGTTGGAGAGCGTGGCCCAGAGCTATTCGTTCCAGGTCAATCAGGCGGTGTCATGCGTAATGAAGACATGCGCTCCCTTATGGGTCGTTCTCCTGCTTCAGGAGGCGCACCATCCATGAACTTCAGCTTCGAGACAACCAGTATTGGTGGAACGGAATACGTCAGCCGTGAGCAGCTTGAATCTGCAATGGCAGTGACCCGTAAGCAAGCGTCTAATGACGGAGCAAAACGAGGTATGAACATGACCTTGGATAAGATGCAGAATAGCCCTAGAACTAGAACCCGTATTGGTCTTCGCTGATGGCTAGTGCTTTCCCAGAGATGAAACCGTCAACCAGAAGCATGACGATGGGCGATTTGCCCAGTAAGACATACCGCGCAATGTCTGGGGCGACAGTGCGCCGCGCTTTTGGCAACAAAAAGACGCAATATATCTTGAAACTGCAGTTCAAAAATATTGGTGATGACAATCCACTGCGTACCGATACTGGAACGGTCGCTCAGCTTTTGAGCCATTACGATACTGCCAACGGAACCTTCGACAGTTTTGCGCTAGGCAGTAAAGTGTTTGGAGGAATGTCAAGTACGACTAAAAGTTATTTTAGGAACGCGGATGTAAAATGGCGTTACGCTAAACCTCCTGAGGTGCAAAGTGTTTATCCAGGAATTAGCAACGTTTCTGTCGAACTTATTGGGGAGCTTGACGCCTAATGTCTACAAGTGAAATCAGGGTTTGCCAGCTCTTAAAAATTGAAACAAGTGATGGCAAGTTATATTATTATCAAAATTATTTTGTAGGGCAAGCAAAATCATTTAGCGGCCAAGGCTACGACTTTGTGCCTTTTGAGCTTGAGGGTGGTGTTTCTAGCCTTAACGCAGACAACCAGCAGATCACGATTAGGTTGCCTGCTTCTGGGTACGCGGTTCGACTTGTTGAGCAGGGCGACGGCAACAGGCTAAGCAAATTGCGCGTATCTACTCGTTTCGTCAACCAAAATGATCAATTTAGAAGTGGCGGCTTTGACGAATTTTATGTAGGCATTGGTGCGTCATTCAGTGATGATTCGATCGAGCTTCGTTTCCGGTCAGCTCTTGATGGTGTTGCTGCAGGTTTTCCAGCCAGCACATTGACGGAAAGAAACGTAGGCATTTTGCCCCTTGAGTCAACATTGTCATTGCGATGAATGACTTAATAGGTCTGGAATATTGCTGGGGCGCACACCCAGCAGACGGACGGAACAAGACTGACTGTTTTCAGTTGCTTTGTGAGATCCGCTCACGTTTGGGTTTGTCGGATTATCGGGAGCAGTTTTGCTGGGTTTATTGGTTGTACTCAGCTGAAACACTTAAGCCATCTCAAATGGCTCGCTGGTTACTTCAGAGCGGGAAGCGGCTTAAGATACCAAAAGTTGGTGCCGCTGCTTTGCTTGCTGAGCCAAACAACGCTGCACTTGGAACGGTGACTGATCAGGGTCTGATCTGTCTTGCCCCGGGCGGTCAAGTTGTTTGCGTTCCAGTAGAGCGCGTTAACGCACATTATTTCTGGTTGAACTGATGGATCGGAGACTGCTGCCTTATGAGTACCAGCTGATTGAAGCCCTTGGGGTAACGAAGGAAGAGTATCTAGAGTTTGTTGCGCTGCAGCAGGAATATAAGGATCCAAAAGCTGGAACTGCCCTTGATGTCCGAAACGATCTGGGGATAACCGCAATTGTTTTAACGGTTGTTGGGGCGTTGTTTCAGGTTGGAGCGGCGCTATTAACGCCAAAACTCAAGCTTCCCGACATTAGTGGCCCTGACAATCAAAGAAGAACAAGGCAGCAACGTTTTGCGCCTTCTTCTGGCTTCAATAGCGCACCAGAGCTTGCGTCTTACGGTGACACGGTAAATCTTGTTTACACCAGCAGGAACGACAATCCGGAAGGAGGTGTTCGCGTTAGCGGTTCCCTAGTTTGGTCAGTAGTTGATAATTTCGGCTCAGCGCAGTTTATGCAGCTGTTGTTTGTTCTTGGAGCGGCAGAGATCCTCAACATCAGCTACAAAAGAACTGCTTTTGGCTCAATGTCAATGGATCAACTAGATCCATCAGCGACGTTTCTTTTTTATAAAGGTAAAAGACAGGGAGGGCCACCAGTATTTGACGACATAGCACCTAATTTTGGTGACTTAAAGTTTTACCCAGAAGACTTAAAGCGAAATGACAACCAAGAAGTTTGCAAGATTGTAACGGCTGGCGGTAAAGGGGAAGGAGGTCGTGAAGGTTTTAGCCAGGCATATTCTCCAACCACTTCTTCGTCTTTTGGCATTTACGACCCCATTCCTGTCAAGGTGGAAATGGTGACGAGGGACAGTAAAGGGGAAGAGGATTTTGGAAATATAGGAATTACTGTAGAGAAAAATGACTGGAGTCACCCAGATTACGCCTATAACAAAAACGATACAATTCAGGTCAGGTTTCAGTCTAAAAGCTTTAGCGAAGGCGACAGCAATGTATCACCTTTAGCTCTTAATTTTCGTCGTCAAGCAGTAAATGCTTTGGACTTTGGCAGCACCTATATGCTGGGTTCCGCTAAGTTCCGCTTGACCAGCTTTGGCGACTCAAAGGATCCTGATTACGGAGACGTCAATGCAACGTTTACGTGCATAGAAGACGGGATTTGCCCTTCCGCACCTTACGACAGAAAAAGTCCTGTGCAAGAGGGCAGCGAAGTCGAGAAAAAGAAACTAGAGAAGCATTTGACGATAATAAAAAATGAAACGGAGGATGAAGAGGTAGTACCTGATCCCCCCACTAAGCTTGATAAAGATTTTCAAGACTTGTTTGCTACCGAGAAAGAGAAAGAAAAAGAATCAAATCGGCGGCAATATGTAAGGACAAGGTTTAAAAATACTTATCAGTTGGGCGGTTGCAAAGTTGACTATAATTTTGAAAACAAACGCACAGTTAGGTGGACAAACGCAGTTGGTCAAAGCAAGTCTGAATCAATTGATCCTGGAGGCTCAATTGAATACACAAAAGAATTGGAGCGTCAGTTTATGGAAGACCCGCCAACCCTAAATTCCAAGCTTGCCAGAACTGAATTACGCCGAGATCGGAGAAGAGCGAATGCAGTAATCGCTGAACTCAATAACGGAGATCATGATGAGTCAGAAGTAAGACTAGCAATCCTTGGAAACATAAGTTTAGAGGACGCTATTGAAAACAAAATTAAAAAGGACGAGAGGAAAAATAACAGTAAAAGATCATTATTTAAACAAATTGGCCTTCTAGAAAAGGATCAGCAAAAGTTAAAAAACATTAGAGGAAGAGTTCAGAAAAATCTTAAAAAGTCAAAAAGAGTCAAGCAGAGTGCTTTTAACGAAAACACTCAGGGCGACGTGAGAAGGATACCCAGCTGGGACCAATTAAGCGACAATAAAACAGGAGGCATGTCCTTGAGAAAGGATCAGCTAAATTTAGAGCAACTTATTGCTGATCGGAAACAAAAAATCCAGCGCAGAATTAACATACTTACTAGCCGAGCCAGAAAGCCAATAATTAAAGAGTTGGAAGATGCAACAACCGGGTTCACAAGCCTTGCTCCAGCTGAAAACGGAGGCACAAATGAATACCAGTTTGGAGGTCTTGAGCGAATGGACGACCTGCTGGATGATCTTCAAATGGGCAAAAAGATTGTTGACGAAGATGCTATAAATGCGGTAGGAAGAGAATTTGACAGTATTGAGGCGCAAAAAAGGCACGCTAAACGCGCAATCGACCATTTCTTGGAAAACTGGGAAGACTGCATCGCTCAAGCTGACAACAACTTCTTTGTCAAAGCTTTAGTAAAAGCAGATTCGGCCAGTTATGAAACGGTAAGCGAGGTTGATCAAGTTAAGTTTTCGATTAAGTCGAGGTTGTTTAGGCGAATTTCTGGCCGTCAGAAAAAGTATGGCGAAGTAAAAGCGTCTAAAAAATATTCCTTAGGTGACAACGGCATACATGGTCGTCAAGCGTTTTTTAGGTTTTCTTACAAAAAAGCATCAGAATCAAAATACGAAGTTCACAAAGTTCTTTTTGTACTGCGTCAATCTTCTGAAAGCGACGCATATACCGATTTTAATTTCCAAGCGCCAACCCGCGATAAATACTCTTTCAAGATTGATCCTGTTTACGACGTAGCTTCTGAAATCAGATTGAACGGCCAAAGCAGGTTTGCAATTTTAGACAGCAACGAAAAGATAAGGTCTACCACCAACAACAGTGATTCTGGAAAAGTTTGGTATCACGGTGCAGAGAGTCAAGCGACTAACAGAGATGGCTGGCCCAACCTTGAAGAGCGTGGCCCTAAGCTTACAAATGAGTGGGACGTATTCTCGGTTAATACTGACACGCAGGTTCAGTTTAGTTTTGAAAATGGGCCGGAGATGGCATTAACTGCTGTGAGCGAGCAGCAGATACAAAACACAGATCGAGTTTATAGAAATCTTTCGGTGATTGCATTGAGCCTTTTCGCTGGTCGAAATATACAGGATTTGCGAAACGTGACCACGTTTGTAGAGGAGGGCAAGAAAAGCTACAAGGTTGAAGACTTTACCCAGCAACATCCAAGTGCAAGTACTAGCTATGCACCTGACATTTTTGTAGATACTGTTCTTGATAAAGTAAACGGAATTGGCAAATACGCGCCAACTTCTGTTTTAGATCAAGACAGTCTTAAACTTGCTAAGGCTTTCTGCCAGAACAACAACCTGCCCGCTCATCCTGAAGACGGTGGGGCGCCATCAAAAGTTCAATTGTTTATGGACTGTGTGATTGCTGATAATTCGTCTTGGCGTGAGTTTTGGGTTAACAATGCTCCTTTTAGCTTGCTTGAGTTTGCAAGAAAGAATGGCAGAGAGACTTTAGTCCCTGTGTTGCCCACACGCAGCAATGGAAAAGCAGCCGAAAACGATGGCCGCCCTATTTCTATGACAATTTCTGGGCTGTTTACGACAGGCAATATTCTTGAAGATTCTTACAAAGAAGAGTTCTTAGATTATGGAACAAATACTCAAGACCTTATCGCAACTGTTGTTTACAGAGAAGAATTTTCAAAGGCAATTTTTCAGCGCAGAAGGACAGTCCGAGTTTCAAGAAAGCAAGCTAACGTTGTCAGTGAAAAAATAATTAGAGAAACTTTTGATGCAAGTGGCTTTATTACGACCAGGCAGCAGGCCATTTTGTTTGGCAAGATGCTGGTCAATCAGCGCAGGTTTATTCGGCGCGGCATTGAATTTAAGACTTTCCCGTCAGTCAACCCAGTTGAGCCTGGAGCGTTTATTTATGTTGATATTGGCCTTGCTCATTGGGAAAGAACGTCTTCCGGCGTTATTGCTGAAGGTGGCGCCTTGAACTCGCCATTAAAAGATAAAATTCCGAATGGAACTTACGACTTTTTAGTTTATAACCGGGATAACAAACAAGTTGTGGCTAAGAACTCAATAAGCGTTTTAAACGGTGTTGCTTCAGCGTTGTCTGGAAGGGCTGGCCAGCTTTATGTGATGGGGATCAGTTCGGGTAAGAAGCGTGTGTTCCGGATTACGGAAGTAGAAATGGATCAGGACGGTGAAGTGACTGTAAGAGCTATCGAGTATCCCTGTGACGATCAAGATCGCGCTCATGTCGCGGACTTTAGGCCCAGCGAGTTTGATGTAAGCTAGTATGAAAGCAATGTTCTAAGCCCAGCGCAGCGATGGCCTTTTACACCGGACGTACAGGCTCGCTGGTTTTTGGCGGGAAGCCTGTAGCTAAGATCCGTGATTGGTCTATTGAGACCACGGTAGAGCTTTTAAGTACCAACGATATCTCTAGCAGCGTAAACACCTTTACTCCTGGAGTTAAAGGCGCAACTGGCAGCGCAACCTTGATGTATTACAAGCTTGAATCTGGCGAAAGCGCAACCAATACTCAATTTACTGCGTTGCTGTCCAAAATCATGAAAACAAGTGCTGTCACGGAAAGCGACCGTGTAAGTCTTGAGTTGAATGTCGGCACCGGCAGTGCAGATGATATTAAATTCAACGCTTACATCACGTCAGCAAGCGTTTCTGTCTCAACTGGCGAGTTAAGTGTCGTCCCAATTAATTTTACGGTTGACGGAGACTTTACTGAAGTCATTAGCTAATGACGTTTTTTCTTGGCAGTCAAGGCAACGTTCGACTGCGCCGTGGAACGGATCCAACTCTTGGCGTCCTGCAAGAAAGCATTAGCCTTGACGACATCAGTACGGTCCTTAACCGCATTGGAACGGCAAACGGAATAGATAACCTTTTTACTGGTGACAGGATCGATATTGAGACAACTGACGCACGAAAACTTCTGTTTATCCCAGCCTCTAACTGGTCTTCCGGGGTAGTTGAAGATACTTTTAGTGCTTATGTAAATGTAAATGCCGCTGGCGGCTTGCGGTTGTTTTCATCTTTTGCGGATGCCGTTAATAACGTTAGATCTAATGAGATTGCTTTAGAGGCTTTTACGGGTGATTCTATTGCAGTAACGATTGCCGTTAGAGACGTTAGTTCTAACATTCTTGGGGACGTCACGAGCTACGAATTTAACGCCAGTCGTGAGCAAGTTGATACTACAACGCTTTCGGACAAGTTTAAGAATCAATACAATGCTGGTTTGATCAGCGGTAGTGGACGTATTGAATGCGTTTTCAACAATGCGACTGACGGCGTAAGGGAAACCCCGTTATTGATGCTGCAATTAATCCAAAGGCTTGACTTGGGTTGTGCCTTTGACTTGTTCCTTTATTTGGTTGATAGGGATTTAAATCCAGCAGAGCAGAGCGTTTTTTACTCTCTCACTGCCGTCGTAACCAATTCTGGTGTCTCTGTTGACTTAGACGATGCAATCAGATGCACCTTAGATTTCGTGACGACTGGTGAGTTGAAGCTTGTTGTTGGAACGTTAGGTGAGTATCTACTTAAGGAAGACGACGATCGGATTCGTCAAGAGCAGTCTCTTGATTACCTGCTGAAGGAAGTTACGGATTAAACTGAACGCAAGTACCCCTGGCGTAAGGAGCTGAGCCTTGGCTGACCAACGAATTACGCAGCTCAATGAGCTGTCCAAGGCTGGGGTTGCAGCAATAGACGTCCTGCCTATTGCGGACATTAGCGGCTCCGAGACCAAAAAGGTTACGGCAAAAAACCTTGTCGATGCTGGTCTGGACCTGATCGATGTCAGCACTATTGATCTAGACAAGCTTGATCAAAGCAGCACGACAAAGCTAGGTACGGCTTCGATTGCTGATGATGCAATCACGTATGCCAAGGTCCAGAACGTTACGGCAACTGACCGTTTGCTGGGACGTAGCACTGCAGACGCTGGTGTTATTGAGGAAATTGTTTGTACTGCAGCAGGTCGAGCATTATTAGATGACTTAAGTGCCGCAGCTCAAAGAACAACGTTAGGTCTTGGCACAATTGCCCTGCTTGACGCTGATGGCGCAACTCTTACAAACCTGACCATCACCAGTGGCACGATCACTGGTATTACAGACATCACCATTGCGGATGGTGGAACGGGAGCAAGTGATGCTGCCAATGCACGGGTAAACCTTGGCGTAGCAATCGGGACGGATGTCCAGGCTTATGACGCTGGGTTGCAGTCAATTTCAGGATTAACGACTGCTGCGGATCAAGGTATTTACGCGACTGCCTCTGACACGTATGCAGTTTTCTCGTTAACAGCAGCAGGTCGAGCGTTGCTTGACGATGCTGATGCTGCAGCTCAACGCGCCACATTAGGGCTTGGGACGCTAGCTACACAAAGCGGAACGTTTGCTGGAACGCATTCGGGCACAACTTCTGGCACTAACACGGGCGATCAAACGATCACGCTGACGGGAGCTGTTACTGGTAGTGGCACTGGTACGTTTGCGACGACAATTGCCGCAGGGATTATTGGAGAGGCGAACCTTGCTCCCGATTCTGTCACTTACGACAAACTGCAAGATACAACTGCCACAGATGTACTTCTAGGTCGTGCAACTGCTGGTGCAGGGACAATTGAGCAGATTAGTTGTACTGCAGCAGGTCGCGCATTACTTGATGATGCCAACAGCGGAGCACAGAGAACAACACTTGGCCTTGGAACGTTAGCGACGCAAAGCGGCACGTTTACGGGAACACATAGTGGTACAACTTCTGGCACTAACACTGGCGACCAGACGATTACATTAACTGGCGCGGTAACAGGAACAGGTACTGGCTCCTTTTCGACAAGTCTTTCTGCTGGAATCGTAGAAAACGCCAATATTGCATCAGACGCAGTTACTTATGAAAAGATTCAAAATACAACTAACACTGACATAATTCTTGGTCGCAGTAGCGCTAACGGCGGTTTAATTGAAGAAATTGCTTGCACAGCTGCTGGTCGAGCTTTACTTAATGATGGAACTGCAGCAGACCAACGCACCACATTAGGTCTTGGAGATTTAGCTACCTCTACTGGAACTTGGACAAACGGATCAGTTTTTAGCGGAACTAGCAGCGGAACAAATACCGGCGATCAAACAATTACTTTGAGCGGTGCTGTAACAGGCAGCGGCACTGGAGCGTTTGTAACAACGTTAGAGAATGGCATTGTTCTTGAGGCAAATCTTGGCACTAGCGCTGTAACAACAGGCAAGCTTCACGCTGATTCAGTTACCGCAGCAAAGATTGGTGATCAGGCAACCTGCATTGTTAGCAGTTCTACCCCTTCTGGGACAGGTGATTACACAGGCCAAGGTTGGTACAACACTAATACAAGCATTGCGTACCGCTGGAGCGGAGAAGCGTGGTCACAAGTTGCTGGTATCCAGTCGATAACAGTTACGGAGTCCACTCCATTCGCTGTTGTTGTTAGCAACCCAACTGCATTTACAACTGATCTATCGCTGTCACTTGACACGCAAGTCGCAGCCAGTGTATTTGCAGGTCCAGCTACTGGAGCGGATGCCGCACCAACATTCCGTAGTCTGGTCCCAACTGATCTGCCTGATGCAACAGCATCGGCTAAGGGCATTATCCAGCCTGGAACAGGTCTAGCAGTTACAAGTGGAACATTAGATCACAGCAATAGCGTAACTGCAGCAACAGTTAGTGGCGTTACATTTGACGCCCAAGGCCATATTACTGCAGCAACTGCTCTGCTTTATGCAGATATTCCTGATCTTGATGCAGCAAAGATTACAACGGGCGAGTTCCTGACTGACCGTATTGCTGATAGTGCAATCACTGGAGACAAGCTTGCTGATAGTTCTGTTACTGCATTTGGCGAATCACTGCCTACTGCTGCGTTCAAGGGTCAGCTGTTTTATAACCCGCTTGAAAGAAATTTCTTTGTTTGGGACGGTAACGTTTGGCAGCCGCTTGGCATCTCGGCTGGTGCAATCATTCTTGCTGGCACTTACAACGCAACAACAAACCAAGTTGCAAGCGTAACTGGCGAGGGTGCTGCCCTAGGGATAAGTGTTGGCAATGCTTTACCTTCTCCCAGCTCAGACAACTCAAATTATTACCTTGTTGTCTCTATTGGTGGTACGGGCACAGCGCCAGCGCCTACGGTAACTCTTGCGCCGCCTGACATTCTTTTGTCAGACGGATCAAGCTGGATTGAAATTGATGTTTCGTCTACTTATACGGCGCAAACGGCCAATAATGTTGCATTTTCACCTGCAGCAAGCCTTGGTAGCACGAACGTACAACTAGCACTTGAAGAAGTTAGCAACGAATGCCGCGTTGCAACCAACTTGACCAGCGGAATGCTGGCTGTAGCTCGTGGTGGTACTGGGATTGCTTCTTATGTAAAAGGCGATCTAATTGTTCCTACTGGTACGACCACGCTGGACAAGCTTGGCGTTGGGACAAATGGTTACATCCTCAGCGCTAATAGCAGCGAAACAACTGGCCTTGAGTGGATTGCTAATCAGGCTGGCACCGTCACCAGCGTCACTGGCACCGCTCCAATTCAAGTTGCAACTGGAACGGTAACGCCTGTTATCTCGGTCACGACTGGCACGACAAGTGCTGTTGGCGTGTTGCAGCTAACTGATGGCGTTGCAAGTTCTAGTACAACAACTGCCGCCACACCAAATGGCGTTAAGACCGCGTATGACTTGGCTGCATTGGCATTGCCAAAAGCTGGCGGCACAATTAGTGGTCAGTTATTGCTTGATGAGAACGCATCGCTGGTGTTTGAAGGCGTTAGCCCTGATGACTTTGAGACAACTTTGGCGGTTGCCGATCCAACTGCAGATCGTGTCGTGACGTTGCCTAATTTGACTGGAACGGTTGCATTGACCAGCCAGCTTGATGACGGCAGTTTTTGAGTCTCGTAAGATAGAGCCATAATTTCCGGCCTGGCAACAGGTATTAAGGATGGCTCTTCAGCACCTGCGTTCTGGCACAGCAAATAAGCGTCCTCTGCCAACCGCAATGTCGGATGGACAGCTTGCTGTTAACACTAATCTTGCTAGCCCTGGTCTGTTCTTTAAAGACGGCAATGGCGATCTAGTCAAGGTTGGTCCGGTCCATATTGGAACGACTGCGCCAAATGCTTCGCCAGCAAGTACGGCTGCAACAGCGTTGGTCGCTAATACGATTTATAAGATCTTGACGGTTGGAACGTCAGATTTTACAACTGTTGGGGCGTCTTCAAATGCGGTCGGTGTTGTCTTTACGGCAAGTGGGACCACAACTGGCACAGGTACGGTCAGTGGTGAGCAGGGTAATGAGAAGGGAGAGCAGTGGTTGGATACAACCGGTGGAACGTATGTGCTGAAGATTTATGACGGCACTGCATGGCGCAGTGAGTCCGGCACGTTTGTCGATGCAAGCGGCGACACCATGACCGGCGATCTACTTTTTAATAATGCAAATATTGTTTTTGAAGGCTCAGCGGCTGATGATCATGAAACTACGTTAACGGTTGCAAACCCAACAGCAGACCGCACGATTACACTGCCAAATACTACTGGAACGGTAGTAACGACAGGCGACACGGGCAGTATTACTAGCACGATGATCACTGACGGCACGATCGTCAATGCTGACATTAATGCAAGTGCAGAGATTGCAGTTAGCAAGCTTGCAAACGGCACTGCGCGTCAATTGCTGCAGACTGATTCCGGTGGGTCAGGCGTTGAATTTACAAGCAACGTTGATGTCCCTGGAACGTTAGATGTAACTAGTGCAGCAACTCTTGATTCGACGCTGACTGTTAGCGGCAATGTTGTTATTGGCACCGCTAATGCAGAGAGCAAGCTATGGTTAAAGAATGGGTCTAGTTCAGGTAGCGGGAACGGTGCTGAGCTTAATTTTGGCAATACAGAAGGAACAGGCTCAATTAAATACAATGATGTATCAAATAAATCGATGCTTTTTTATGTCGATGGTTATGAAATCATGCGGCTTCAGGATATTAACACCACTGCAGGTAGTACAAATATTGAGCACCGCATCGGCATCGGAACTTCAAGCCCTCAGTCAATGTTGGACGTTGAAGATGGAGCACAATTTGTAGAACGCAGCACTGTTGGCAATAACGATCCACGCATCAAATTAGAAAAAGTTGTTACTGACGGCACGATTACAGGCAAGATCACAACCGATAATTTAGTAAGCCACGATGACATTTTGTGGACTAAGGCTGATGACAGTAACGTTAGCGGCAGGATTGGCAACGCTCCTGATATACACAATGGGGGCACCGATGGGGATCTAGCAATTCAATCAGAGGGCGGCAATATTGCATTTGTTACCTCAAGTGGTGGCGGTGCAGAGCAGATGCGAATCGACAGCTCGGGCAGGCTGTTGCTTGGTACGACAACTGAAGGTGAAGCTACTGCTGATAATTTGACTATTGCAGATTCTGGTCATTGCGGAATCACTCTGCGTTCTGGTACAAGCAGTGTTGGAACAATTTTCTTCTCTGATGGTACTTCTGGTTCTGCAGAATATCAAGGATATGTTCAGTATGATCACAGCGCAAATTATTTAAAATGGGCAACTGCTGGTACCGAGCGGATGCGAATCGACAGCTCGGGCA